GGTTATGAATATAAACACCAAGTTGCTTCCCTAGGAGATGGTCCTATATTTGTATGTGATCAAAATGGAAATATTGAAAATGGAGATTATATAACAACAGCATCAGGATCTGGAGGATATGGATGTAAACAAGATGATGATTTGTTACATAACTATACAGTAGCAAAGGCATTAGAAGATGTAAATTGGGAATATGAACCTTTACCTTATAAACTAATATCTGCTACTTACCATTGTGGATAACTTAAAAATAAATATTTATTAATATGGCAACAATTCCAAAAACAGGTATAGTAAATGGTCAAACAGCCGATGCTTCCCAAGTAACTAATATTATAGATGCCTTAGATGGTACTACTAATAACGAAATTAATATTCTAGGAACTTTATCTCTCCCGGATATAACAGATGTATCAGCATCTATAGCAAATATATCATCATCTGTAGCTGCAGTAGGAGTATCAGGTTCAAACCAACAAGTTCAATTTAATAACGCGGGTGCTTTTGGAGCTAGTCCTGATTTTACTTATAACTCTTTACAAGAAAAATTAACTGTTACAAATTTTGATACAGACGAAATAACTACAACTGATATTAATGTAGGATCGGCATTAACCACTAATATAGGAACTGGAGCTGGTTCCTCCACCACCATAGGAAGCTCAACATCAGGAAACTTAGTCTTAAACGGTGCAGGAACTGTAAATATAGGTCTCAACACTTCATATATGCTCTTAGGACCAACTTCTGGAAGAATGATCTTATCAAGTGCAGGAATAAATAACACAAATAAGGCTTATTTTTATGGTAATAGTGGAGATGAGGCTTTTAATGTAGGGTATAGTTCAACAAATAAAAATAGAGTTACAATAAGTGGTTTTTCAAATTCTTCTGAAATTAAACTCACAGGAAATTATAATTTTACAGGAGATAGGGATTTTACTATTAATAATTATGGAAATTTTACTTCTATGAATGCTTTATCAGGAGGTACCCTATACATATTAAACAGTTTTAACACTACATCCGATATATCTTTAGGTAATAGTACTACTCAAAATTTCAAATTCATATTCTATACTGCAGGTAATAGTGATAATTCAAGGCCTGGTTCATCCGGGGGTTCAAGGGGTGGATTAAAAATAGCTCATACTCTAGAATTAGGAGCAACAAAAGCATATAAAACCTCAGGTACTACTTGGGAAGTTACATCTGATGAAAGGGTAAAAGAAAATATAATTGCTGCTGATATAGACATATGCTATGAAAATGTTAAAAATCTCCCTCTAAAAAGATTCAATTATGTAGATAATTATTCTGAAAATCCTATAGATGATAGAACTCAACTAGGCTGGATTGCTCAAGATGTAAGTAGTGTATTACCTAAAGCTATATCATCTGGTTCTTTTACAACTTGGGTAGATTATAGTGGTGAAGATATAACAGGATCTAGAGACACAATAATAACATCAGGATCAAGAGTTCAGGATGTAATAGCAGGATCAGAAGTAATAGATGACTTATTAAGTTTAGACTCAGATCAAATCATAAAAATGATGTATGGTGCTATTCAAAAACTACAAGCTAAAGTAGAAGCCTTAGAAAACAAATAAAGGTACGTTTAACTAAAACAAATATATGGAATGGATAGGACTCAAAGGAGAACCAATATCAACAATTTCAGATTTCCCAGATAACACATTCGGATTCGTTTATAGAATAGTACATAAACCTACAGGTAAATCCTATATAGGTAAAAAAGTATTATATTTCAATCGCAAAGTTAAATTAACTAAAAAAGATTTAGCTTTATATGAAGGTGTAGTAGGTAGGAAACCATCTTATAAATTGGTAATAAAAGAATCAAACTGGTTAGATTATTGGGGTTCAAATAAATTACTAAAAGAAGTAATGGATTTAGAGCCAATAGAAAATTTCGAACGTCATATTGTTAAAACGGCACCAAGTAAAAAACTACTAACCTACTACGAAACACAAATGCAATTCGTACATCAGGTATTAGAAAAACCCGATGAATATTTCAATGATAATGTATTAGGAAAGTTCTACACAAAGGACTTTGAATTATAAAATATAGTTCGTATATTACGATTCATGGTAAAT